GTTAAAATATCCCAGTGCCTTGAACCATCGCATGATCAAGTGAGGGTCATCCTTGATCCTATACTGTGTCACAGGTAGCATGACCACACGTTGGTTGCGCAGATCATCGAGACCTCCTGTGTAATCATAGAGCGTGCCGTCTTTGTCAATGCTCATGCTGTTGATGCTGAGATCTCTGTGCTGAGCATCCTGTTCCCAGTCTTGGCCGCGTATGATGCGTACCTTTCCGTCCTTGAGCTCTAGCTTGTAGGCAATGCTGGTAACATCTACTTTGCCATTGGGAAACACTGCTTTGATGGTTCCGTGACCAATGCCTTTGTCATCGTGATCAATGTCTTCCATGTTGAAAATGTAGATTAGCTCGCTGGGATCAGCGTCGGTGGCAAAGTCTATGTCTCGAGGGGCTTTGCCGCGCACGAAATCGCGCACCGCTCCGCCTACTACTCTGGCATCAAATCCGTACTTGCGTAGCACGTCAGCTACACGATGTACCTCGGGTGTAAACACCTGTTCAAACTTCTTTTCATCGATGTTGAGCTTGGCAATCTTTTCAGTAAGCATGGAATATTTATAGAGCGAAGCGCCAGAAACCTGCTGCGTAGCGAGGCAATATGTACTCGCTCCAATGCGTACCGTTCCATTCAAGCAGCTTGCCTTGAAAGAGGTTCTGTACGTACTGCATGCTGCCCTGATAGTTCTGAGCCGACCATGTGACCTGCCAGTTTGTGCCATCGAAGGTTATGATGTCGTTGGCATTGGCAGTGACAGTGCCCCAGCTAACGCTGTTAAGAGATGGCATTTCGGTTAGCAGATAGCTTTGACCTGGAGCAGCAGCTGGCAATCCCGCACCTGGTCCTTTGGACTGCGGATTTACCACTGCTGTGATTGGAGCTATGGTAGTCGGGGGCAAGCTATCTGGCTCTACCGTCCATATGAGTAGGTTTTGGTTCGTTGGATGTGGCTGAATCCAACCTGCTGCTTGATAGGTAGTTGTTGGATCCACGTTTGGCTGTGTTGTCCAAACAGTGATCTGGCTAGCATTATTACCATAAATGTTGTAAGGATTCAAAGTCCCGTAATAGTTGATCAACCTCCACCATGCCAGTTCCCCACCGGGATAGGTGGTTGCTAGCAGTCCCAGACCAGTCAACGGATTTCCGGTCACGTTGGTAAAGGTGTTGTCCTCTGCTGTGTTGTTGATGAACATCACTGTGTTGTAGTTCTGCAGCTGTATGTTATAGCTGGTATTGATCATCAGAGCAGCAGCACTGTCTACGAACGTGGCTATGTTGGTAGTGTTGATTGGTATGACTATGCCGTTAAAGCTGAAGCTGGTGCCGGGAACCAAAATCGGATTTACCTGCGAGAAAGTCACAGTGGCTTGGTTACCGTTGTCAACTGGATTGCCACCATAGCTAGCTAGTTCCATGGTATATTGGTTATTGCCTATCCATGTCAGGGAAATGCTGAGATCGCCTGGTGTGAATGTGCGTCTAGCTAGGAACTCATAATCGCTCCACTCTACTTGATTGGGCGTTTCTTTGGTACCCTGCACGATGTTGGTAACGATGTTTTCAATGATAGTCTGCTGATTGACCTGTGCAGGAGGTGTGATCCAGATTGGAAAACGGAAGACCATGGTCAGCACGTCAATTGGATTTTCGGTACCGATGGGTATGGTACGGCTGCTCCATGTGATCTGATCCTGCATCTCTATCCAAGTGAGCACAGTCCAATCAATGGGGTTATTGCTGGTCTGCACTTCTATGGCTGGGTTATACAGGACCATGATCTGTTCTACCAGCTGTTCCTTGACGCTCTCGTTGTTGGTCCACATGTCCACCGACATGCTTAATTCATAAGGCACAGGCATGTAGCGATTGACGCTGTAGCGATTTCCTGGTGTGTTGTCATATTGGTTGGTGTCTTGATTGTAGGCTCTTTCATTGACCAGCACAGTATCAACTATCTGAGGTCCTTGCCGGCGATTTGGTGCTAGTGTTAGGCCGCTTATCCAACAGGTAATGAATGGTGTGGTCAACAGCTTGTTTTCGCTGTTGCCCTTGACTATGGTAGCAGCTATCCTACTTGGATCCCCATATCGGCATGGCACTCTAACTAAGATGGGGGTACCATCTGGATTGGTTCCCACGCTGTAGCTGAAGTTGCTAAATGCACGTATGAACTGCAGTCGATAATTGCGTAGCTGTCCTGAGTACCAGTATTCCATGTTTTGTCCTGCTTTTCATGGATATTTATGGTAAATATTGCATGGGTAAAACGTATGACTGCTAAGCTTATCCTCTTGGATGATATCTATGAGATGCGCAGGCGCAAGGAACAGGAATTGGCATTTTACCACGAGGAGCTACGCAAGCTGAACGTGAAATACGAGTTGGTCAAGCGCGAGATACACTTGACCAACCAAATCATAGACATGATCGAGCACGAAAAAGTAACTGACGTGCGCGATATGATCAAGAAATCAAGCTAGCACAGACTTTGCTATCTGATAATAACGAGTGCGTTCTTCAAGGCCAATGGTGCCTCCGTTGACTCGTTTGGTGCAGCCAACGATATCGTCTTTATCAGCAAACCGATTGAGGCCGTTGTGTGACCAAAACCATGCAGCACTGCGAGCAGCACCTTCCGCTGTCTCTAGATAATCCGGATCTGCCGTGAGATCGACCTTTAGAGCCGCGCCGCAGGCATCGTAGTTGTCCTTGCCTGTGAGCTGTATTAGACCTCGACCGCGATAGCGATAGCCGTCGCCGCTGTCTTCGTCACCATTGCCCATGCGATTGGCATACACTCGATTGGCAATCTTTTCTGGGTTATGCGCATAGCTGCTAGCTGTGTCTACATCTTGGAAGTATCTGTGAAAGATCTTCGTCAATCCTTCGGCTTTGTAGTTCAAGTTTTCTTGTACGACACTGAATCCGCCGCTCTCATGCCCGCACTGTGCTAGGAACATGGCTTGCTCTCTGTCACTACTGATATTGAATTCGTTCATAGCGGCATTCAAGGGATCACAGATCTCTTGTAGATCACTTGGATCAGATGACGTAAAAATCTGCTGCAGTTGCTCAACGGTTACCATCTATCTCGCTCCTATATGATGTCTGGGTCTAGCTTGGCTTTCAGCACCGTGCGCAGATCCTGCCTCTGAGGTACAACAACTCCATTGGAAAGAGTGCTCGTTGCTGTGGCATTATTTATGAACTCAGCAAGCACGGAAGTACTTGGTGTCCAGCTGGTGCGGTAATCTATCTCATAGCGTGTCCATACTGCTCCGCTGTTGTTTGCCAACTGCACTCTCTCATAAAGCTGAGGTGGGCTGTAGTCCACTCTCAGTATCCAAGTACCTGCGGGCGCACCGGGCGGAAAAGCTATGCCTGTCTGTACAGGTTTGCTTTGGTTTGGAGGAATGCCGTCGTTGGCCAAGATTGTAACCGGTACGTTTGAATCTAACACATAGAACTGCTGTGCCTGTAGGTTCCTGAATGGAACCTCTGCGGTAGCTTGTGCTACTATCCTGTCGTTGATTTCTATCTCGCGGTTGTACACGCTGACCATGTCAGCCACGGTGAGAGTTCCGGTGCCGTTTGGATTGGGAACTGGATCTCCATTGAGATCCTGTGCTGGTTTCTGGAGTATGTCTCGGTATTCTTGGCTGTCTGTGATCGGATCACACTTCACTCGCCAGATGTGAGGCCACCATGTTGGACTGTAGCCTTCTGCTGGACGTGCTCCTTCCTGCACCACATAGTACTTTGGTATCACAAAATCTCCCAGTGCTAGATCATCTCTGCGATGGCTGATCTCTATAACATCACCGCTCATCAACGTGCGACCTATGCTGAGCACCATGTCATTGAGATGGAAGGTGATGAATATGGTCTCATTGCTCAAGAACAGGCCAAACTGGCGTAGGTCAAATTCTGTGTCACTGATCTGATAATGTCCCTTTAGGGCAATCACGTCCTGATCGTAGGCACGATCGCGTATTTCCATGTTAAGCACATCCTGTATCTCTAGCACATTGTTTTGTCCAGAGTTAGCAGCATCTAAGGCTGTGTTAGGAAGTGTAAAGTCCCCTGTGGTACCACTTGGTTTTGGTCCCAGATATTTGTGGATGCTGAATTCTGTGCCACCAACTCTGTATTGCTCGCCGATCAAGCGATCAAACAGCTTGTAATCGTTGGTCCTTACGGCTGCGCCCTTCCAAAGGGTTAATGGTGGCACTGGAATCTCCTCATGATGCGCACTGGTATTTATCTAACGAGATATAGGGATTATACCATTGATTTTACAGGCAAAATATCTCAAAAACCGCAAAAAAACAGTTGACAAGCCCGTAAACTATGCTACTATAAGCTATGTTGGAGGGACAAGATATGGAACAAAGTGCTGTTATTCCCCGCAAGATCAAGGGGGTAGATTTCTCTGCTGCTGGCCCTGAGAACGATAATCATGCCA